GAGACATTTCTGAACTTGCAGATCTATAGTCCTTCCTCATAATATGGTCTATAGTTTTGGAAAATTTAGATACACCTTTTACACCAATTTGAAAACACATCTCCATGAGAACATCTTGCACTTCTTCAGGACAGTCATCAAAAAAAGGAAATTGCCTAACAACTCTTATTTTAAGTTCTGCTAGTTTTCTTTCTAGTATCATATTACAAATATCTTCATCTAGATGCAAATCCTTAATAGCAAAGCCATAGCCTATAGTGTCATAACCTTCAGTACACTTATAAACCTTAGACCTAAAACCTTCTGATTTTTTAATGTTATCTATTAGTGACATTAAGCATTATTGTCTATAACAATCAAAGTAAATATTTTTTTACCATAAGGACAACAAGTAACATTTAGATTTGATGTACCATCTACAGTTCCACCATTAGCAGTAATCCAATCCTGCACATCTTCAGGCAAGATACCATCAGCATCTCCTGATGCACCTACAATCTTGTCATCATTATGTAAAAAAGTTTTAGCAACTATAGCCATTATTTATCTCCTTTCTTCTTTGAGGATTTCTTTTTTGGTTTTGGTGCTTCTTTTTTAATCTCATTACCACTAGCATCTACTTCAACAAACCTAGATTCTAGTGAATTAATATCATGGTTAGGTGCTGCTTCTATAATAACACCATTTGGTTTTTTAAAATATCTTGACATAAATTTTTCTCCTGTAAGTAAAAGGGAGCAGTTGCCCACTCCCTTTTATATTATGATTTATGAAACATCAGATAAGACATAGACACCATAAGCATCTTTAATCTCAACTTCACCCCAAAAGCCAGTACATACATAGTTCACTGCTCTTAGCATTTCATCTCTTTCTTCTCTAACTCTAAATAAGCCTTCAGCACCAACACCTAAGCCTATTGCTCCTGAAGAAAAAGCAAAACCTGCTGCATCTCCACCTGAAGATACATTTTCATCTATTTGGTCAGACCAATATACATTGAATCCTGCAATAGAGCCAACAAATCCAACTTGGAATGCTTCATCACCTTTAGATCCCATTAAAGACATTGGTTTAGCATTTGAGCCTGTAACAGCATCATCATGCAACAATGAAATTAATCCTTTAGCACCCCACACCTGTTTAGGTGAAAGAACTAAATTATAAGGCATTGGAGCAGATGCAGCTTTTAACTGCCTCATTGAACCAAATATATGTGACAATGCAAGTTCAGTTCCTGCACCACATTCTGTTTGTGAAAATGTTTTACCTAGTTCAACTAAGTCATCATCAAGTTTAGCAGCTACTGCATTACCTAAAGCAGTTCCTGCTTGACCTCTAATATCATCACCTGATCCCATAAGCACTAAATCACTTACTGTAGAAGCAATAACATGTTCTGAAATAGTTGCAGTTCTAGCTGCTGTTGTTATTGCAACTGCTGTAGTTGTAGTTGCTTGAGTAGCTTCTGTAACATTACTTGATGTCAGTTTAGTCCAATCTGAGAAATTAACATGATTTGAGCCTTGAGCAGCCTGTTGAACAGTTACTAAAGGGAACATCACATTAACATGATTAAATGCGATAACTGCATCTCCAATGGTTCTTCCTAGACCACCAGCAGCAGTACTTGTGTTTGTTAAAGCCATAGCTTCATCTCCTTACTATTAAATTAAATAAAATTAACTTTTGTAAGGTTTCTTCAGCTTTCCTTCTCCCCAGCCTCCAAATGTACCAATAGATTTAGAAGTAATAGATTTTCCTCTACTATTCCTATCAGCCCTTTCTTCAATCTCATCTACATAAGTCATATAATCCATCTTTTGACCTTTGTACTTTACATCACAATCACCATCAGGCTTTACATCAACCTTCATGTCCTGATTTGGATCATAATCAACTCCTAAGATTTTAGAATGGTCTTTTTTAATAGCCAATAACTATGCCTTTAGTTGAATTTGTTTGGTTAGCTTCTTTATATCCTTTGGGATCTTTACTTGCCCATTCTTCATAAGATTCATAACCACCAAAGTCACCTTGAGGTTGTTGGCTAGTTGCTCTACTTGTATTAGTTGGCAAAGGGTTAGCTGTATTAGTTACCTTACCTACATACAACTCTAGCTTATCAAGTGGAAGGCTCTCAGCAATAGATTTATCATTATCTTCAGTTAGTTGCTCCATAAGAGTATTTCTCTTATTTGTTTTATATTCCTCATATTCCTTTACAACAACTGAGGATTCTTTAAGTTTAGCATTAGCTTCTTCTAACAGCTTTTTATATTCACCCTGCTTTTCCAGTTCACCTATTCTTGCTGTTTCTTGGTCTGCTTTTACTTTATCTAATTGAGCCTGAAGGTCTTGATTCTGAGTTAATGAATCTTTGTATTTATTATTAACTTCATTTAATCTGCTTCTAGGAATCATTCCATCTTGAACATTGTTTTGACTAGCTTCTGTGCTAGGTTGATTTACCTCAGTTTCTTGAGTTTGAGTTGTGTTTTCTTCTGACATTTTAGACCTCTTTTGTGAGTAATTAGTTTATAAAACTTCGCTATAATATAATTAAAAATACTTAATAAAAAACATTTATTTCTTTTTGCCTATGGTAGTTGTTCTTGTTCCTTTAGGCATAACCTTCTTTAAATGCTGGTTAAATAGCTTCATTAATTTTTGCCCAGTAATCTTTTTAGGGAATGGGTGTGCCTTGCTAGTTAATACCCTTTCAGGCTGCATATCTCTTAGCCACTTTACTTTATTAGCCTCTGCATTCCACCCAATATAGATAGCATTATTTTTAGCATCTGTAGAATGGTTTGTATTTCTCATTAAATCACCTGTTAGCAATGGTGCTTTAGAATTTGCAAAACTTGTATCTTGTCTTTTAAGTTTACCTGTCTTTTTTTTATATTTGTCAGAATATACTGGAAAAGGTCTATCATTAGACATTCTTGGATTAGTCTTATCAAATATATAATGTCTATATGCATTGACTGCTACTGATCCAAAGTGATTCCAAAATGTTTTATTGAATAGTGTTGCAGGTATTTTAAATTGTTTACCCTTAGCCATTAATCTTAATCTTCTTTAGTTTATTTTTAATTCTGTTCTCTACTTCTTTTATTTTTTCTTTAACTTCTTTCTCAGCTTTGTCTATCTTCTGTTCTATCTTTTCTTTCTTAACATCAATCTTTTCCTGAACTTCCTGCTTAACTTCTTCCACCTTTTCCTTAACTTCTTCTTCAGCTTTATCAACTATTGCTTCAAAATCTACTGAGTAAAACACAATAATAATTATTATAGAAACAAAGATAGCTGCTCCAAGATATATTTTTATAAATCTTTTATTTATATTCATTAGTTTAAATCCTTCTCATCTAATAACTTTTTAGCACCTTTTTGGTCATGCCCAAACTTATCTTGTACTGAAATTTCCCACTTATGTCTGCAATTATAACCACCACCATTTATAAAAACATCACTACCAAATGTTGATTCTATTTCTGCTTTAGTTTGTTCTCCTGCTGACATCATCTCTAAGCACTCAGGTCTAGTCTTGCCATCTAATGCACCTATGTACACATATTTAGTTTCTTTAGGCATAGAATCTATCATAACCTTAGTAACACTCCTGCTATACTCATTCATAGATGTATCTATTAATGTTTGTAGTTGCCTTCTACTCAATGCTCCTTGACCTCTAACTGCTTCTAATACTGTTTGTGTGGGAGTTCCTGCTATAATACCATTGACTACTTCTTTCTTAATAATCTGAGCCATGTTATCTAATTGGTTGAGTAAAGAGCCTGTGCTATAGTTTTTTAAGGCTACTAGAGTTTCTTCTGATATTGCTGCAAAGCCTTGAATTGTTTGTAGCATAACACCATGAGAAGCATCATAAATATTAATAGCATTAGCTGCCTTTGCTCTTATTATTTCTTTAACATCTAAATCTTGTAGGAATATAGCAAACTGTTCAGCTTTTCTTTGCCCTTGCAGTTTGTATAATTGTTCAATGGTTTCTTCTTGTACTTGTAGTAGTATATCTGTAACAAGCTCTGAATTTTGTTCTATAAATAGTTGATCTGACATTAAGCCATCTACTCCCATCTACACAGGTTTAATTAATTCTTGTAAAAGTGAGCCTTCAGGTGCTTCTGCTTCTACTGCTATCTTACCTCTTTCTTGTAAATATTCTTGTGCCACTTCTCTTGTATCAAATCTATCAGGGTCTTTCTGCATTAGTATATCTGCCTCATCAATTAAGCCTTTAGATAATTCCCATTCCCATTTATCTCTTTGCTCTTGGTCAGATAACACTTCCATGCTTTCTTCAAAGTCTATCTTCTCAAGTTCTCCTGCATCTTTGCCCATATCAATAGCTATCATTAGCCTTTCCAGTTCAAATAATTCTTTCTCTACTTCTCTCCACTTAATAACATCAGAGATTCTTTCATCAGTTAGCTCTTGGTTTCTTAGCTTAATAGCCACACCACTTTGAGCTGTTGTACCTTCAACAAAGCTAATATCTATGTGGTAATTCTGTGCTAACATTTTATAAGCAGTAGTAACTGCACTTGTTATTGATTCTACTGTGTTAGGTGGACTTACTAGATTCATTGTACCATCTGCACCTAAGAAGCTAATCTTATCAGGACCTACATCTAAATCATCTTTCTCTATCATGCTTCCATTTACATAAATATAACCAAATGATTGGAACATTATATTAGCATTCTTATTGGTTTCTGCTACATTGATAAGTGTGTTAGTTTGTATTAAATCACTAGAAGCATCTGTATCTAAATAACTTGATTCAGGCTTACCATCTCTCCAGCACTCAACAAATGGCAATACACCATAAGGATTAATCATATCAGGGTTTAGTTCATCTGTATAAATCTTTCCATTGTTATCAAATGTATAGGTATGTTCTTTATCCCAGTACACCCATAGTTCAGGAGTATCATCAAACACAGTATCTTTACTTGCTATAGGATAAACAATAGCTTCAGGCTTTAATGGATCATCACCAAATATAGGCTCATAGTCATGGATAATATCATATTCAATGTGCTGCTCATTCTTATCATTGTATCTCATGCAAGGCTTTATTAGAACAGCATCAAGTAAATTGCACATTCTTTCTGCTCTTTGCAGCTTAAAATCTTTGTGGTGAAATAAAAAGGGAGTATCTTCTTTAGAGTAAATTCTTGTAGGTGGCTTCATATACACTAAGCTAACCCTATCAATAATTCTTTTAGTAACATTAACATTAGCAGATGGTACTTTATCAAACAAGGTATCATCAAAGTAATTCATAGTGTAAGGCAAACTCCTGCCCTTGTAATATTCTAGTGCATCTAATCTGCTTTGTTTCCACTTGTTTTTTCTTTTCTGACTAGCATCATACTTAGCATTTAATACTAGCAGTTCTCCAGTTGGTCTTATCATAGTCTATTAATACTCCCCAATGTTTGTTTGATGATTGGTTTTTCCCAATGAACTGCATATCCTAGTGCATCACTCATGTGTGTTAAATCTTTGTTGCTCTTATCTATTTCTCTAGTTCCTTGTTTATTCACTACTTTCTCTAAGTCCTCAATAAGTGCTTTACACTTTGGATCTATTATCAGGTTGCCATCTAATGCTCTGTTTACTGCATTTACTCTATCAACTACAGCAGGATTTGTTTTCAATGCTTTAATCTTAAATCCACTTTTAATAAGTAAATCAATATCACTAAACATAGCTGAACTTCCTCTCTTTACTCCTGTTGCATCAGGATATGCTACATATTCACTATTTGGGTATTTCTGCCTAATTGTATTAGCCATTCTTTCTGTTAGTAAATCACCACTACCACCATGTGATAAGGCTATACAATCAAACACTCTTACTTGGGGTTGTTGTTCGTATAATTGGAATAAAACTGCACATTCAGGCTCACAGTTGAAGTCAATTCCAACTCTGACAGGTTTTGATCTATCATAACTGACTTCTGAAACACAGGAATCTCTGTTGAACTGATAGTATGTTTGACCTTGTTGTAAATTGACAAATTCACCTAGTGAGTATGCCTTGAGTAAAGTTTTATCATAGTTTTCTTCTAAAAGTTTTAAATAAGACTTTGGTAAATATACATTATCTTTTGTTTTTCCCCTAACTAAAAATTTATTCTCATCTGCTTTTTCAACCATTAAGGTGTAAGTGTACTTCATTCCTTCAGGTGTTGTGCAGATATAAATTTCAGGGTTTTCGCAATCTCTCATTCTACCAAGTGCTTTGTTAAATGCTAATTCACAGTATCTGTAACTGGATATATCAAACTCATCAAAGCCACAATAAGAAAGAGATACACCAATAATCTTATCAGGCTTAACCATTTGGAATATCTTAATATTTCCATAAGCTGTTGTGATTTTGTGTTTAGATACATTGTAATTATAATCAATG